GCTGATCTTCAGGCCTTGTCGGCTTTGATACTCCCTGAATTGTTGCGATCTTCTCCGTCACCACGTTGGGCATGGGAGTAGGCTGCGTAAGAGTAGTGTCCCGGTAGACGCCTAAAAGCTTCATCCGTTTGAACACACTTGGCCGCATCGGGATCTGGTGCGTAATCCTCGCGCAGGCACTCAAATCCTTTGTAGCATCCGATACGATCAAATCCTTGGCATCGACACTCTCTGAAACAGGTCGTCTGCGCATCGGACATCGGTACACCTTCTTGAAGCCTGATCCCCTGAAATAAGTCCCCCACAAAAGCATATGCGAAGTATCCGGATAGTATTCCTTCGCCGTCTTGGTGAGATAATGATTGAAACCGCGCTCAAGAGCCTCCGCAAGTTCGTCCTCACCCTTCGTCTCCGTCCCGTCATCCTTGATCTTGGCCGGTCCATTTGCTGGCAACAACTCGGCCTGAGAATTCGCCCATCCCTTCAATACGGCCTCAAGCAATAGCGGGTTTGTCACCCTGCTCATGCCCTCGACCATGTCGTCGACGCCAGATGCCGGTGCCTGCAATTTAATGCCCAGAACATCCATGCCGCGAGCCGTCGTCTGCAGCCATTCCTGACGTGACTGATCATCGGCCTCGATCGCCGAGAACAGATCGTTGGCGATAACGCCAAGAGCAACGCTGTCCATGTCCTCGGCTAGGTTCTTGTACCAGCCATTGTCGTCATCGGCATCCTTGGATTTCTTCTTTGCATCGAGGTGAACAACGACGCCTCCGTCCCCCTGCTGCTCCGTCACCGTCCCTGTTTCGGGATTGACGTGAACAGTTTCGTCGTCGTCTTCTATGACGATCTTGATTGGATCAGCCATCATCATCCCTTCCGTCATCCCACAGCATATATGCCATCACGATCATCGACGGCAGCATTACCGTGCTCACACCCACCAACCACCACTTCCACCAATTCAATTTATTTCAACCACTCCGCTGCCTTCTGGCTTCCTGCCTTCTCGACAGTTTCGAGAATGGCAAGCTTGAGACTATCGCACCCCATGTTCAAATCAGCTGCCTGACGCCCTGCCATGACATGGGCATAGCCACCCTTCATGCAAGCCACGATGCCAACCGATGTGATCTCGCCAGCCAATGCCTGCGCCAATGTTTCCTTGCACAGTTCGATGACCGCGATCTGGTCCTCTGATAGCTTCGGCTTTGCGCCGATGATCTTGCTTCCAGCACCATTCGTTCCGTAAAGACTACTTGTCATCACCACATATTCCACGGTGGCCTGTTATGATGCGGATCATTCGGATCGCCACCAGCCCACCCGAATTCGTAAAACGCCCAGACTATCACCATGGCGATAAACACCAAAGCGGCAATCCGCATCTCAAGTGTAACATGTGTGATCATCTGGTGGACCGTCGCAGCCCCATGAAACTTCCGCACACAACTGGGGGGTCAAGAACGGAAGAAGCCACAACGGCCCGCCACATGATCATTCGTCTACGAGCGGTACATCACGCCATTCAATATCTGTCTCATTCATCGTAATCCACTTCTGCTGCAGGATCTTTCCACGCGGAACGCGATGAACGAAACGCAGGTTAGCCGTGATGTAAAAAGTCTTCGTGCCTTCCTTCGGAGGATCAGAAGGCTTCCATGTCGGATCGAATTCACCAACTAACCGTTTTCGATCTTCGCTCATACCGGATACAGAGCCTTCTCTTTCGGTTTCAGTTTAATCGCCTCGTGCTCCTGATGCAGGACTTCCTCATCAGTCGGGGCATGACCGTTATCTCTCAACCACTTCACGGCCTGTGTCGCACTGTCCGTCAGATCCTTGTACTTGCCATTCGGAAACACGGCCATTTCCTGAATGACCATGTCGCTCCAGTCACGAACCGGAGCATACACCCCCAGATTGGAAAACACAGCCTGTACACCCGTCGCCCTCGCCACCTTGTCACCCTTGACCGGGCATAACTGTGTGTTCCAGTCCTGCATGCCATAGCGGTTTCGCAACTCCTGCGCAGCACTGATGCCGCTCGCCTTGGCCTCTATCAACAGCTTGTCGACCTTGAAACGCTCGCAGGTATGCTGAACCCACTCCATAAGGCCCCATGTTTCCTGAGTTCTTCGATTGTATTGCTGCTTGGTTTCCCCGGCCAAGTATGGCGTACGCACTCCCGAGAACTCCAGATGCTTCCGCCAAGCATTGACCAGCATCAATCTCCTTTTGCCCTCCAGATGCCACACGCCCCATACCGTCATGCCGGTAGGATCATTCATTTCATTCTGGGTAAAGGCACTGTCGACCGATGCAATAATCAGATCGAACATCGGAAACTTGCCGTCCACGCCTTCCCATACCTGCCACCACGCGCTCTTGAATATACCACCACCGCGAGGCGCGGGAGACTGCTGGTACTGACCGGCCCACTTGTATGGACCGCCTTCCTTCTTCAGTCTCTGTATGACCTCCAGTGGAAATCTCTCATCCCATGCCGGTTCTAGATCACACCCATCGAGATCAGCAACGTCAAGACGGGGGTCGATCCAGCCGATGGCTGTTTCGATGGCTTGCCCTTCTTCATTGAAGGCGCGGCTGATGTCGTATTCCATCGGAACCATGAGGTGACAGTAGTCAAGCCCAAGCGAAAGAATTGCGCCGCTGACGTCATCTTCGTGAACCCTCTGCATGATGATGATGATGGCACCGCGCTTCATGTCATTGAGACGATCGCTCATCGACTCACGAAACCACCTCACAGTTTCTGTTCGTACGATATCGCTCTCTGCTTCTTTAACATTGTGCGGGTCGTCAAGAATGACACGATCACCACGCTCGCCAGTACCAACACCGCCAACAGAACTAGCAAGCTTCCAGCCCTTTCTCGTATTTGTAACAAGCGTGTCGCCCTTTTTGACGATCTTGACCTTGGTGCCATATAAATCCCTGAACTGAATGCTGGTGACCAGATCACCAAACCGCCTGTTGTCTCGTTCTGTTAATGAGGCGCTGTAAGAGAACGTCACGTACCGTAAATGGCTTTTGCCTGCACACGCCCATTCCCATGCTGGCCAGAACACATCGACAAGAAGGCTTTTGCAAAAGCCGGGTGGCACATTGATCAGAAGCCTTCTGATCTCTCCGTATGTTACGGCCTCCAGATGCTCGCATATCGCCTCCATCGGCCAGCCCGGAACCATCGGGCTCTCAGGCTCAAGGATGTGCCAGAAGTATTTGACGAATGCATAAAGGCCGCCAACCCACTCGCCCGTCTCTTTGTCGCGATAGCCGCGCTGGCACTGCTCTGCCCTGTGCTGTCGAGCCACATACTTCGATAGCATCTCGGCGTATTCGACGTGTGCCTTACGCTGCTGCGGATCTAACTGCATTATCGCGGCATATTCTCTTCATTCGCCAGCACCAGCAGACACACCACGAACATAGCAATGCATACAGCGTAGAATACCGTGACGTCCATTACCGTTCTTTCCAGTACGGAAATGGCGGACCATCGTGCGGTCCCGGTTGCTCGACAGTTGTTTCATACCGAGGCTCAAGATCACCACGCACATATTGCCGGATCAATTCCAACTCCCTGTCTGGCCATTGCTTCTGAACACCATTGAGTTGGAAGACTGTACATAGCCGCTCGATGGCCGCCTCACAGCGTTTGATCCGTTCTTCTGCATTTATAACATGGTGCATTGCTAAATTTGCAGTGTCTGTCATGGCGTCAGTATCCTGCTCACTATCGCCGAATAACCCGCTCCATTCGGATGCAAGCCATCCAGCGTCAATCCAACCATCGAACCCGTCTGTGCCACCAATTGCGGATGACAATTTGCATGCGCTGCACATACCGCATTGAGCCTAGCCACTACGGCATCAATCTTCATGTTGTTCAGTGGACTGCCGGGTAACGTAGTGGCTAGTTGCACTTCATCCAGCTGAATAATGCCGAGAAAGAATATCGTGATGGCAGGCGAGATAGCACTGAGCATATTCACATAGTCGGAAACGATCGTATCCGGATCATCCAGATTATTGATCCCGCCTTCCAGCAACAGCAATTGCGTACCAGCCGGGATTGTCCCAACTCGAGCCGCTATCTGCGTCGATGTCTGCTGGCCAATACCTAGATTGACTGCAGTGTTGAATGGTGGCGCAAGACTTGGCTGGAACGGAGCCATGAGGCTGATGACACTGTCACCAAGCATGGCGAAGTTTGATGATGATTGCTGCTTGTCATTGCAGCCAGCCAATACGATCGCGAGCGCAAGAAGGCTATTGCGGATTATCATCGCGCAACTTCTCTGCCAATGCCTGCAATGCCCATTCGATCTCCTCAAGCTTGCGAACAATGTCTGCATTACCCGGTGTCTGAAATACATTGCTGGCCCTATGCCGCGTAATGCCTTCCAATATTTCCTGATAGGTCATGACCGCGCCCAATTCGGCAGCAAACCAGTCTTGCCAATCTTGGACACCTCAACAAATGTCCCCGGCTTTTGCTTGGCGCTATTGCAGAGTGCTGCCACCTGAGAATGAAATGCGACGGCCTCATCGTGCGTACTAAATACTGCCGTCAGTACGACCCTGTTCTCGTTGTCCTTGCCGGTGGAGATCGAGAGATTCAGTTCGTTCATCCATGCGCTCCATGACTTCCTTAAACGAGTGCCACCGATCACCAAGAAAGATGTGCCCGGTATTGGGGCTGACGTCGCCGATGAATGGCCTTCCGTAGAATTGTTTGTCATCAGCAACAAATTGTATGGCAGGCAGAAT